TATCACGCTCTCTAGGCTACATGGAAAGTATAAGTGTAGTAACTATTGGTTTTCCTCACATAGGTACAGCGTTCGTTAAAAGAAGTTAATTGTTAAAACAATATCTAGTAGAAAATGGCTCCATTAAACTTACCAGTTGGTCTTAATAACGGTCAAGAACCTCGTAAGATCTCTAGGATGAACCTAGAGAATGCTTTTGCTTTCTTACTCTTATGGATTAATATCTTGGGTGTAGAGTACGGTCCCGAATTAATTGGAATTGTTGGTATTATATACAATAAGATACAGATCGCTTTCATGAGGGATGCTACGAGATGTATAGACTTACTTAAGAGGACGCGTGCTTGGTATGTAGCTTATATACGAGGGACGAATCCTGGTAGTAAAGGCTTCAAGATGACGACTGAGTGGGTTTATGAAGAAGAGTGTCCGTTGTTCTTACAGGGAGTTGTTCCTCGTATTAACAGACTTATGGAAGGTAAGAAGTTCGGTGAGGTTGCTTACCTACATCAAGCTATATTCGCTCTTCTTTCGTTAGACCGTGTCATCGTACTACCGGCCAAGCCTAACTATTCTACGATAACGGCGAAGTACTCAGCTCCTGAGGATTCAGGTGTTCAGGGTAAGGGTCTTCTGTCGGAGGAGGAGATTAGGTCAGCTCTCTCATCTCTTGGTATCACAAGTGAACTGTTTAGGGAGAGATACAGTCACAATGTTTCTCGTTTCCACTATGAGGTACTCTCTTCATCTGGTCCTAACGGGCAAGCTACTTGGACAGCACATTCTGATATCAGGGCTTGGGCTAAATGGCCTAAGTTATTCAAGCAGTTTAGAGTCTGGCTCGAAGAGTCAGGGATGTCATTCATGCTGACTGACATGTATGGTGTAGCTAAATTACCTAATGGTGATATCGCACCAGATCGGGCTGCGAGAATCGGTAAACTGAATGTGATAGAAGAGTGGGGTGGTAAAGCGAGGATCGTAGCGGCTCTTGATTACTGGACACAAATGGCCATGACACCTCTTCACCATACAGTTAATTCCTTTTTGAAAGGCTTGTCTACTGATGGGACTTTCGACCAGGATGCAGCTGTTGCAACTGTGAAACAGTGGACTACAAGTAGCGAGTCTGTCTTAAATTGCTTTGATCTAACTGCTGCTACTGACCGACTGCCTGTTACACTTCAGAAGGAGATTCTTTCTATCTTGACCGGGTCAGTGTCTATGGCAACTGCTTGGATGAAGGTTCTATCTGGCAGATCATTTATGACTCCTGAGGGGGAAGCTATCTTCTATGAGGTTGGCCAACCAATGGGAGCTCGCTCATCCTTTC